ATTTCCGGGAATGCATTGCGAGGAAGATTAAGAAGAATGAGTTTTTTAGATTTGTATTCTCAATTAGATTTTGAAATGAAAAATTTAAAACTGCATCATGTGTTGTTTTCGGGAGGGACGCTCGAGGGAGTAAGCTCAAAAGATATTGGCACAATTGATTTTGAATTGCGCCGAGAAATTAGAGACAGCCTGCCTCTTTTATCACTACTTGGAACTGCTATTGGGAACCAAATTATGGCTGGGAAGATGATTGTCGGAAATTTGGTTCCCTTATGCAAAGAGCTGAACCCCTTGTTTGGAACGGAGGAAGAACATTCTATTTACGAGTTTTTAGATCAGAGCTTTCAGACACGCAAAGACGACTTACGTCTTGATAAAAAAGAGGATGATGCTGTAGTCCAAATGTTATATGAGTTTGAAGTTTTTATCCCCGGAACAGTGTTCTCTCATTCTTTTACGTTGGAAGATCCTACAGATATTGAGGAGTCTGCTTTCGGAAGGCTGATGGAATTGTTTAGAGATTCTCCGTATATCGGTGCTATGAAAGCAACGGGGATGGCAGAAGTAGAGCCCTTGTATTCAGATTTACCTTCTTCAAAGTTGTACCTGGATTTTGTTGCTGACAAGAAAGACGATATTGTGAAGGTTTTAAGAAAATTAGAAGCAAGGGTATAAAAAATGAAACCGCTTAAAATAGTGTTTCACTTACGATTCCCGATTGCGGTTACTTTTCCTTGGATTGCATTTGACGGACTTCTTGCGCATCTTGAATTGCGTAGAAGAGACCCGGATGCGTATTGGTTGCTTCCGAGTAAAACTCCATTAAATTTAGATATTGAGATTCCTGTTGGAAAACTAAAAGGGGTATACAGGACAAGTTCGTCAATTTTCGAACCGAAGAAAATCTTTCAAGAAACAATCTACAAACGATTTGAAACAAAGGGTTCTCTTGATATTTCTAAAAAAAGGAAGAAAGTGCACATAAATCAAGGATATTTTAAGAACTTTATGATTGCGCTTCCTTACATCCCGGTTGAAAAGGTTGTTTTCTACGCATTCGGGGATAGGCAAAGAATAATAGAATTGCTTTCTTTAATGCCAGGACTCGGAAAGAAAATTGCAATTGGCTACGGGGAAATAGATCGTTTTGAGGTCATAGAGACAGAAAAAGATTACTCGTTATTTAAAGGTGGCCTTGCAATGCGTCCTATCCCAGTTGACAGGGTGAAGAGATATAAGGAAAGCGCATTATTAGCATATACATTCCCGTATTGGGATAAAACTCTTGTGAAAGAATGTGTTGTCCCTTTTACGGAAGCAGAACCGTTATGATGAGCGATATATGGAGAAAGACTTTCTTGATGTGGAGCGAGACAAAACAGTTTATCTCACGTGTCGCACAAGCAGAGCAGATTGTTGACTATGGACTCAAAAAGAAACCGTATGTTGCATATTCAGGCGGAAAAGATAGTTTGTGTATGCTGCATCTTGTTTGCAAAAAGGCTCCATATATTCTTGTGTATCATCATTCTCAGGGGAAATATATGCCTGAAGAAGTCGGAAGAGACATAATATTGAATGCGAGGGAAGCAGGAGCAAAAAACATTAGGGTGTATCCAGCAAAACGGGATTTTTGGACAGACATAATAAAAGAGATTGAGCGACGGGGCTATGATTCTGTTTTTGTGGGACTTCGGAAGGAAGAAAGTTCAGGAAGACGTGCAAGGATAAAAGAGAAGAATAGATTGACTTCATTCCAGGAGTTTTGGCCGTTACAGAATTGGACGTGGATGGATGTGTGGGCCTACATAGTAAAAAACAATCTGTCATATCCTTTTGTGTATGATAAGGAAGCGGAGATGACAGGAACATATGAAAAATTGCGTTTTCACTCGTTCTTTGACCCGTCTATGGACCGATTCGGAAGAAGAAATGTAGATGGAGTTTCAATGTGGAGACACAAAAACGAATAGAAAAGAGCGCCTTCGGGCGCTCTTCACGACTTGCTTTTTTTTATGTTTTGATTATTATGTAAGTATGGGGAAAAAAGATGAGTAAGAAAGAGGATATTAGAAAATATGCGAAGAAACTTTTCTTGGCTCCGGATGAGACGGGAAAGCATAAATACTCCCTTCGTACTATTGAGAAAAAAATTTTGCACAAATTTGGCAAGGGTGCTACGAATCAAATAATTTCGATATGGTCAAAAAAATATGGGTGGCAATCTCTCTGGGATGAAGCTGTACGTCAAGGTATTACAGAGGTCGCCGGACAAAAAGACAAGGACAAAGCAATTGACGAAAGATATAAAGAGGCAATTGCGCAAAAAATCAGAGAAGACTTCCTAATGGCAACAGACCTGAAAAAGTGGGCGTATAAATACATTAAGACTCATAAGGTACAATTTGCTAATATAAGGGAAGCAATTGCGGTTTTTGATACAGGAATGAAGTACACACAAGAGATTGGAACAGTTCCTAATGGAGGGGTTATTTTGAAGATTGTAGTGGATGACGATGACACTCAAGCAAAAGTACAAGGTGTATTGAAAGGAGACCGCACGAAGTGAAAGAGATGCGCACAACGGTTGTCTTTAAAAAAAACATTTCAGCGTGGTTAAATAAAAGCAAGAGGCGTGCGCTTAATGAAGGCGGAACATATTCCTCAAAGACATACTCGATATTACAACTTCTTTATTTTATTGCACGAGGAGCACGGTCTCGTATTCTTATCTCTGTTGTCGCTGAGTCTCTCCCGCATTTAAGGAAAGGAGCTATTCGTGATTTTTTCAATATCTTAGATGAGTCGCAGGATAATAACTCGAGGTGGAATAAAAGCACTCATACCTATCATATTGGAAAAGCAACGATTGAATTTTTCGGAGCGAATGAAAGCGATAAAGTGAGAGGTCCGAGGCGTGATATTCTTTTCCTCAATGAAGCGAACAATATCCCCTGGGAAACAGCGCAAGGGCTTGACATACGAACACGGAGATTTACTTTCGCCGATTGGAATCCCGTGAGCTCTTTTTGGGCTCACGAATATTGGATCGGAGAACCCGAAAATGCATATATACACTCAACATACCAAGATGCGCTCACAGTGATCGCACCGGAAGTGGTTAAAAACATTGAGAGCAATAAAGAAAAAGATCCGAATTGGTGGAATATATACGGTCTTGGACTTATTGGAAAAATTGAAGGGCTCGTGTATCCTCACTTCGAGACCGTCGAAAAACTCCCGGAAGGGGATTATTTTTACGGGCTTGACTTTGGATATTCACACGATCCGACTGTATTAGTAAAGAATGTGATAATCGACGATGCGATATACTCGCAGGAATTGATATACGGTATCGGACTTACAAATCAGGACATTGTTAAAGAACTAAAACAGTTTAAAGTGAGAGAAGGATATGATGAGATATTTGCCGATTCTGCGGAACCGAAGTCAATTGAAGAAATTGCACGGAACGGATTTAATATTAAAGGAAGCCCGAAGGGCCCGGGGAGTGTAGAATATCGTCACCAGAAAATGAGACAGTATAAACAGTATTGGACTGAGGACTCAGTGAATTGCATAAAAGAGCAGAGGAACTTCCGGTACATTGAAGATAAGGACGGGAAGCTTACCAGTAAAACAACTCATATTTGGAGTCACGGGATGGATGCACGTGATTACGCGCTTATAGGTAGAATGCAAGGGAAAACGGAGGCGTTTATTATATGATAAAGTTATTTAATATATTCAAAAAGAAATCAATTTCAATGGATGATTTGGCATACATAATCGGAACTCACTCAAATGAGCCGATTTCTACGCCTGAAGAAGCAATATCAAAATCAGCGTGGGTATATTCCTGCGTTCGTGCTATTGCAACAAAGACCGCCACAATCCCCTGGGGTATATTTAAGGGGGATAAACGGATTGAAAAAGTAGAATCCATCTTGAGACAGCCAAATGTCTTTTTTACCGATATTCAAATGTTCCAAATTATTCAGGCATGGAAAGAACTACGAGGGATTGCATTCGTGTACGTCAATTATCCGAACATTGAAATTCTTGATACTGATTTTATGCAGATGAAAATAAATGAAGCAGGAATTTCTTATACATATTACCGCTTTGGAAAACCTGAAAATCTCGATCCGACAAAAGTTGTATTCTTTCAAAACTTCTCTCCCTTTGCAAAATTCCCTCCGCTTTCAACTTTATCTGCAGCCATGTCAGCTGTACAGCTCGAAGCGCTCAGTCAAAACACTTCGAAGGGGATATTTCAAAACGGGGCGATTGTGCCCCTTGTGATAATGACACAATCAGTATTATCTCGGCAGCAACAAGAAAGTCTTAAAACGAGTTGGTACGAAAGATATTCAGGAACGCAAAATGCCGGAAAGACTCCCGTACTTCCGCCTGGGGTTTCAGTCGAAAAGATTGGGCTTTCTCCGACTGATATGGGAATTCTTTTGTATGAGAAGATTACTAAGAATAGGATAACAACTGTTTTTGGTGTGCCTCCAACTCTTGTAAACGATACGGAGCATTCGGATTATGCAAAATCGAAAGTTGAAGAACGTGTTTTCGTGAGGGACACAATTGTCCCTAAAATAACACTCCTACAAAGAGAAATAACGCAGAGGCTTCTTCCGCTCATCGGTGGTTCTGGGTATGAATTTAGGTTTTTAACTGAAACATTGCCAGAGCTCAAAGAGGACGAACAGATAAAGGCGGAGACATCGCATACATATATAAGCGACGGAGTAAAAACTATCAATGAAGTGCGGGCAGAGATGAAACTCGAACCCGTGCCCTGGGGTAATGCTTGGTGGGGCCCGTTGAATCTTACAGAACTCGGGACTATTTCGCAATCAGGAAAAAATCTTCCTCTTCTTGTTCGGAAAATAAAAAAAGATAAAAGGCTTCTCATTTGGAAAAACTATGTGGCAAGGACGTTGCCGCAAGAACAAAAACTTGCAAAAGAGCTTATGAAATACTGGAAGAAACAGGAGAAATTTGCCCTCGATTACTTAAAAGGAAAAAAGTTTAAATTTCCGAAAAGTTGGGATGAAGCTCTTGCGAAACTTTTGAAGACTTATCTTTTGGCTTTTATGCAACAGGCTGGCGATGCGCAAGCGGCAGAGTTTGGAATTTCTTTTGATTTGCAGCGTCCGGGTATTCAAAGATGGCTCGCTGCAAAAGTAATGACTTCTGCGGTTCAAGTAAATACAACAACAAAGAAAGATATTTTGAAGCAGTTACAGGAAGCAGAAGCAAACGGGGAGGGGATAAACGATATGAGCAAGCGAATAGAAAATCTCTTTGAAGAGACGTATAAAAACCGTGCGAGAACGGTAGCACGCACAGAAGTCAATGCAGCAAATAATAAAGCAGGGATTGAGGCAGCGAAACAAGCAGGGATGAGAACAAAAGAATGGCTCACAGCAGAAGATGAAAGAGTGAGGGAATGGCACGCAGAAGCAGATGGGCAAACTGTTCCCATCGCACAGCCTTTTATTGTAGGGGGGGAAGAGATGATGTTCCCGGGCGATTCATCGGCAAGTGCGGAGAACGTAGTTAATTGCAGATGCACAATGATTTACAAATAAATTGGAGGTGTGAAATGAGTGATAATGAAAAGATTGTAAAAGTTGTTAATGGTAAAGTTAAGGAAGCGAAAGATGGGCTCGTTACGGTCTATGTTTCAACCCCGAATGTTGACAGAGATAAGGAAATAATCCCGGTTAAGGCGTGGGATTTGAAGAATTATAAACAACATCCTATTCTGCTTTCTTCACATAAATATGATAAATTAACAAATCAGATTGGAAAGGCGATTGATGACGGAATAGATGAAAAAGGGCTTTGGATGACCTTTGAATATTTTATTCAAAAAGGCAATTTTGAGGCAGATTGGGGATATTTTCTTGCAACTCAAGGGCTTGCCTCTTATTCGGTAGGGTTTATCCCAACTGAGTCTCATCAAGGGACGAACGGCGTGCGAAGAGTGTATGATAACGTGGAATTGCTCGAAGTGTCGCAAGTGCTTGTCCCTGCTAATCCGGAAGCAGTGCAAGGAAACGGCTATGAAGAGAAATATCTTTTAGCAATCAAATCATTCCAGGAGAAGAAAATGAACGAAGAAGAAAAAGGTGCAATCCCTTATAAAAAACATCCTCTTGCAGATGAAGGTGCTGCTTGGGATGCAGGAAAAGAGATAAAAGAAGCGACGCCAGCACAACTAAAAGAGATGTGTGCCTGGTATGATAGTTCTAAACCTGATATCAAATCAAGCTATAAATTGCCTCATCATCTTGTTAAAAATTACGTTACTGTTTGGAGAGGCGTAGCAGCAGCGATGGCGGCACTTCTTGGTGCGAGAGGTGGAGTAAATATCCCGGATAGCGATAGAAAGGCTGTCTATAATCATTTGGCAAAGCACTATGAAGAGTTTGGGAAAAAACCGCCAGAGTTTAAGCAATATGCGAATGAAAACGAAATTTTACAGGTTTGTAGTATAATGGAAGAAGAGGAAAAGGCGGGGCGTGTTATTAGTGAAGCAAATAGAAAGAAAATTGAAAACGCCATTGAGGCGTTAAAAAGCGCTGAACAAGCCTTGAACGACTTGCTTAAAATGTCCGAAACTAATAGCCTACCATTAGGTGGGGACAGTGGAAGCACTTTAAAGGCAGTTGTTGAGGGACTCGCAGAGGCACTGGCAGTTTAAAAAATATACACTTGGAGGTGTAAAATGGAAGAAAGTATAACAGCATTAAAAGAAGAAATAATCGATAGTACGGCGAAAAGAGTATCCGGAGATGTGTTAAAGGAACTTGAAGAAAAACTCTCAACCAAATTTCCCACGATGGACGAGATTAAAAAAATGTTTGCAGAGCACAAGCCGGAGACCAGAACTCTTTCGGCGGATGAGAAGGCAGAGGAAGAAGTAAAGTTTTGGCAGGATTTGGCACACGGGAAAGCGACGGGAGATATAACAGACACAGGAACAGCAGCGACGCTAATCCCGTCAACCGTAGCAAAAAAGATATTAGATCAGATTCAGGCTGCCGGATATGTGCGTAAGATTACAACAATATTCCCCGACGACAAAGGGACACTCTTTGTAAAATCACAGGGAGCGACTGCATATAGAACAGCAGAAGGAGTAGCCCCAACAGGTTCTACGCTAAAATACAACAAGAAAGACTACCTCACAACGGAAGTAGGAGCGGATACAATTGTTTCTAACAAGTTACTCAGAGAGGCAAATCCGCAACTCCTGCAATTCGTTTATAAACAGTTAGGCCAGGCTTTCGCTAACCTCGAAGTTGTAGAGTTTATTACTGGTACAGGCACGGGAGAGTTTGAGGGGCTTAATGCAGCTACAATCCCAACTGTAACGGCAACAACAACTCATACAACTATTGATAAACTTACATACGACGATTTCCGTTCCGTTCTTCTTGGAACCCCGAAACAGTATAGGGGGATCTCTTCATGGATTATCTCAAGCACGGTGGAGCAGCAGGTTGCTCAGATACAGAAATCTGATGTAAAATACACAGACCTTTTCGATATGGCAGCAGGGACAATTCTTGGCAGACCCTATGTTGTAAATGATAATCTGTCTACGACAGGAACGACCAATCCGGTTCTTTACTTTGGGTTCTGGAAGGATTACTACGTTTTTGACAAAGGCGGTATTGCAATCGTAACGACCAATCAGGGCAAAGAACTTGTAAGCAAGAGGCAAACTTATATGCTTGCGATAGCAAATACAGACGGGAAAACGATTGATACAACCGGGATGAGGGGATTAAAATTAGCATCATCGTAATCGGTTAATTATAGAGAGAGCGGGGTTACCTCCTTTCCCCGCTCCCATTTTGGAGGTGAAAAATGAAAGTAAAAGTGATTTACAAGGGCGGAATTGTAGAGAATGGCAAAGTATATAAGCAAGGAACCATAATAGAACTTTCTCTTGAAAGAGTTAAGGCGTTAGGCTCTCTTATCGAGGCTATAGAGCAGACACCGGGAAAGTCTTTCAAAAACAAGAAAGATAAAATGGTAAGGAAGGCAAAAAATAAATGAGCATAACTTCTCTCGATAAGCTTAAAAGATTTCTTCAAATAACGGATACTTCGCAGGATACATTTCTTCAAGAACTTCTCGACAGAGCAGAGAAAAAGATTGAGACTGCTCTTGAAACAAAGTTTTACGCGGGAGGAGATACTTCGGAAACTCTTGATGAGAAGTATAACAACGGGATAATCATTGCGACTTCTTACCGTCCGATATTAAGTGTAGAGCAAATTACATCAAATGGGGATCCCCTTATAGAGAACAACGATTATTATGTATATGCCGAATTTGTACAAATGAACGATGATACTCCTCCTTCTAATAAAACGATAGAGATAAAATACACAGCTGGATATGTTGGTATCCCTGAAGATATTGAGCAGGCTATTATTTTAACTGCGGCAAATTATTTGAAAATCAATTCGGAACTTCAACCTAATCAGAGTGTTGATTATCGTATGCCGCAGGAAGTAAAGGACCTCATTCAGCCATATAGGAGAATAATATTGTGAACGTCGAAATTGATAAAAAGAGTTTGAAGCAACTTCAGGAAAAACTCTCTGAGATGGTTGAAAAAGACAAAGAAGCTACGTTCAAGGGTATGGTTAAAACCGGATATAGAGTCGAGGGAGAAGCGGCGAAGAAATGCTCTGTAGACTTCGGAAGAGTCCGCAATTCTTTGTCGGTTGAAGGAGACGCAACAAAAATGGAAGTGAGAGTCGGAACAAATGTTAAGTATGCGCCATTTGTCGAGTTTGGAACAAGACCTCATACTCCGCCGTTCAATGTCATTCAGGAGTGGGCAATTAGGAAGGGGATCAGTCCGGGGGCTGTATGGACTGCTATCAGAAGAAAAGGAACAAAACCGCATCCTTTTTTGAGGCCTGCGTTTGCTTCTCAAATTGGTTATTTGATAAGAGACATCAAGGGGTTTATTGAGAAGTGAAAGATGTTATCGATATTTTGAAGACTGATGACGAGTATTGGTTTGAGAGAGTGTATGAAGGCTATCCGCCGCAGATGACTATCCTTCCGGTAGTTTCTGTTTATGTTATAGGAGCAAATGATATGGCAGTTGGAGATGGTAAAGGGATGAAGTTTTTCAAAAAAACTGTTTCCGTGGATATATGGACAAAAGAGAAAGGAGAAGAAATGCAAAAAAAAGCAATCGATTTGGTATACAACCTTAACCGATTTGTTAAATTAAGCCAGGCAAATGTTTTACAGGAGCCTGGCGGAGTAAAACATATAAATCTAAATTTCATCATTGGAGGTGAAATATGAGTTTAAATCACGTAATAGAATTAATGGGAATCGTGGATGCGAAATTCACGCCCGAAGGTGGAACGTCTGTCGATATATATGGCATTCAAGACCTTAAAATTGATTACGACTTTGTTGATAAAGAGGCAAGAGGAGACGATACTATCCTTGCGTATTTTTCAAAAATAGATTCTGCTTCTGTGGATTTGTCGCAGGCCGCACTCGACCTTGATACATTAGGAGCAATAACCGGCAATACTGTAACGGATACTGGAGCAACGCCGTCTCAAACTGCGACGCTTCAAATCAAAGCAGGTTCTATACCCTATGGAACATTAGAAGGACAGGGAACACTTATAGAGCAGAACGGAACAGGCGATAAGGTTGCGGATGTGCACTTTAAGGTTATGAAAATGAAAATAAACAAACTTGGTATTGATGCTAAATCTGAGGATGTCCTTGTTGTTTCTGGAACAGGGAAAGCAATACCTGACAGCAATGGTGTTATTATTGAAATCACGCTAAACGAAACTGAAACTGATATAACATAATGGATATAAAAG